CTCTTGCAAAGAGATTTTTCATTGCCTGCCATAGGTCGAGGCCCTTCACTGCCTTGTAATTTTCATTGATTGATACCACCTCAATGGATACCAGGATCAATGCAAGTATCTTTGTGAGCATTAAAGGTACAGAAAAAAATGTCAACACTATATCATTTAGGATAAAGTAGTCAATGAGATAGAACAAAATCACTGTTACCTCATAGAGTAACATCTTAGATATCACAGCAGACAACCTACGTGAGCTGATTTTTTCCTTTTTCTTTCGTGCCTTCCATATCCCTGTAATTGTATCCATACCAATTGCAAATCCTATCAAAAACATCAACCCCCAAATGGGTGTAAAAAATGCACTAACCATGCTGAGGTAAATGGGCCATTTATTCTGTAGGGCCGTTGTTAGGATTGTTAATTGTGCTTTCATATTGATTGTATAGTATGGTGTATATGTCGTAGGTAATTACCACCCATCCTGCAAGGTTGAGGTAATTCTCAGGCTGTTGGAGCAATGCAAGGCCAAGGCTAAGCATGAACACATGGTATGCAATGCCAAAGCAGTTAATCAATGCCTGCAATATCTTTAGGAATACAAATTGTTTGTCCATCGGTTGTGAATATGTGAATATAAATCTCGTCTATCTGCTCCCATTCGGTGAAGGTGTAGGTAATATCGTTGACTGTTACGCTATGCATATTTCTGTACTATTACTCTTTTCCATGCTGCTATATCGGTGGCTGAGGCTGAGTGCTGCACGGTGAAGATGAGGTAATTATCTACGGTCTTATTGAAAGGTATTAAGCTAATGGCACTTGTATTGTAATCGGTTGGTGCACTGGTACCTGTATTAAAACAATTCATGTTACTAAGGTCCACATATATGTTGCGTTCAAACCTTTGGAACCTTACAGTTGTACCCATTGAACCTGCTGAACCGAGAAAGGTAGCACCTGTTAAGCTGTTGGTGGTGTTGATGTAAAAGCGGAATGTGGTTGAACCTGTACCACTGACATTGGTCCTGTCTATGAAAGCCTTGATGTAGATGGTGTTAGTTGTAGCAATAGTATTGGCAGGTATCAATACGGTTGCACTGATGGTATTATTCAATCCATTCACACCTAAGCCATAGCCATTACCAATGGTAGAGGGGTTACCACTACCGGTAACTGTTAAATCACCCTCACCAAGTACGGAGGCTCCGTTAATAGTCTTGATGTTGGTACCACTAACCAAGGTATCCTGCTTACCTGCTCGACCTGCAGCGACTGCTTGATCGAACAATGCAGCCTCATCATCGGGGCCCACAGGGTACTTGCTTGGTTTAATGTTGTTACTCATTACACAGTAATTGTATTGGATGTAAAGGTGTACCTGGTCTCGGTGTCAATGTTTACCGTTAATACTGCATACCAATTGCCAGTGGCAGGATATTCAGCTACCCAACTAATGCCATCCATGGTAAGTGCTACATCAGCATTGAATATATCATTGTTGTATATCTCAACACTCATGGCTTGTGGCACTATATCCTCTGCAAGTTGGAAGTAGATGTACATATTATCCCCATCAACGTACAGATTAAGGGCTTCGGTCAATATACTTACCTCATTATCCTCATCAATGGAGCTGATATCAGTCTCTCCTGAGTAGCTATTGATAACAACTGTGCCGTATCCCTCAAGGGCTCCGTTAACAGCAGCCATACCAAAGCCATTCTCAATGCTGTACGGTTGCCCCCATCCTATATCATTTGCCATTGTTGTTATTTAAGTAGGTTAATAGTTTTTTGATGTTGTTTTTATTCGGCTTTCTTACAGTACCCATCCTATATTGTAATTGTTAGTATCCGGATATATGTCACCATTGCTGTTCGTGTGATACTCGGGGTAGAGTGCATTGTTAAACTGCAGGTGATCAATCATTCTTTGAGTATAGTTTTGAGCTATATCCCTCTGCTTGGAAATTAGCATATCAAGCTCGGGCTTCTCAATGGTGGTAGCGTTCTCACTGCTGTGCTTGAACACTCCCTTGTTAGCAATGGTATACACACTGAAAGGTAGATACTCCACCATGGCCCAATGGATAAGACAAGGCTTTACATAGGTAGTAAGTAGGTTGAGGTAGGGCTGTTGTATCTCATCAATACCTTGCACAGTGATGGTTGCATTAGCCCCTCCACCTGTAATGGTTAGTACATCACCTACGGTGTACCCTGTACCTGCAGTAGCTACGGTATAGGATGTAATGATACCTGCAGCTGCAACTATATCAACGGTAAACCCTGCTCCTGTTCCTCCTGTGGTAGCTATCCCTGTTCCTGACGTGTATCCTGTACCAGGTGCAGTCAAGGCTGTGGTAGTAGGTACACCTGCACCACTCACAGTGTTAAGTACATCGGCCTTAAGTTTGTTGAATAGGTCAGTACCGAGGTAGTTTTGAAGGTGAATATCCTGTGCTACCTTAATCCATTGGATGAAGTTGTCAGTATCTACGTTGCCATTGACAGCAGTATACTTAACCAGGTCTTGTCTTGTTATGAGTAGTGCTTCCATTATTTATTGTAATCGGGATGGTGTCCATTGTTAGGCATATCAATAGGAGGGGTATTAGCCTCACCTGAGCCTCTTGGGTTAGGTTGGTAGCTCTTAGGTATGGTTGCTACCTGTTCGTTGCTTGACAGGGCTTTATCAGGCCTCAATGTTCCATCGGGGTTTTTCTTCCGTTGGTATAGTTGCTCAGTCCAGAAGTGGCCACAATTCACACCACCTTTGAACTTGAATAAATCATAAGGCTGTCCTTTGTGTCCGAGCTCCTCATTCACTCCTGCTCTGCTTGCAGCATCAATGTCCTCCAATCGGTATACCACTCCGCTGTTGGTACGTCTCATCATCTGCTTGCAGAAGTCTCTGCTGTTGTCCTTGTTGTATCTCTCACTGTATCGGTATCTCACCTTATAGATGGACTTATCCAGGTAGCTAAATCCGTTGGGGTTGCTCTTAATAACGGATGCAAGTCTCTGTAACATGGATGGTTTAGGTGCCAATACTCGGTTAGCCCACTCCTCAATGCTGTCATTATCGGCAGAGTATTCTCTCTCCTCAACAAGCTCCCATACCTCTCCATCCACTTCCTCCCCGTCAAGGTTTCCAAGGACCTCATTGAGCACCTCATCACTTACATCCTCTTTCTTGAGCTGTACAGGTGCAGGCTTCAATCCTACCAATGATCTAATCTCATCAGGTGTCATGGACTCAAGGACCTTATTAGCTACCAATGGGCTCATCATGTTGATGGCATCAGTTACCTTAGTGGCCTCATCCGTTGTAGTCAAGTCACCACCTGCATCTAATGGGTTAAGAGTCTCAAAATATAGCTTGAGAGCAATCCCATTGTAAGCAAGTATCTTATCAAAGGCATCAAGCATCACCTCCTGCAATGGTACAATAACCATGTTATTGAACAGGATAGCACTGTTTTTCAGCTCATCTGCATTGCTTCCAAAGCCTGTGGTGGTAGCAATACCAAAGAGCAGAGGTGATGTTACGTTATGGCCTATCAAAATCTTACGTACACACTCCTCACTTAGGTACTTGTATAGCTCGGGTGCCTGCTGTACAGGCATATTTTCAATGGTGGCAGCAGTCTCTTTGTTTTGGTTGAAGGATACCACAATCTTATCTCCACCTGGTCCTGTGAGCTTGTTCATCACATCACTCTTAATCTGCTGTTGCTGTTCCTCCGATGGTACCCCATTGTTGAAGTTAAGAATAGTGCTCGGTGAAAAGGAGCTCTGTACCAGGTTAATCATGTAGTCACTTGTCTCCTCCTCCAATACTGCATAGGGTAGTGCACCTTGGTAGTCAGGGTAAGCATAGTACTTCATCCCCACTGAGTAAGGCTTCACGAACAATATCTCAATATCATCCTTGGAGGTACCGAAAGCACTGTATCTTGTTGGTGGGTATTTCTTTACCTCAGCCCAATTATCGGAGTAGTAATACCCTTCAATCTCCCCTTCCTCATTGCACTTCTCAGCTCGTAATAGTTGTACCGGTATGTGGTATGCCTTAGCTATTTTCTTGTGGTCCTTAGTATATAGTACCTGGATAGCAAACTGCCCTAACATCTTGAAGTCAAGGGCCATTTTTCGTACGCACTCCTTATCAAAAAGAGCAATCATCTGTGCATACTCATTGGGCTTTTTGCCTGCATCCAATGCTCTCA